CCTTATAAAAAGTATGTGAAATGCATGCATTTACATATTTTTTAAAGGTGCAGTACTAATACTAGGTATATTTATTACAATTGACATGATATATGTGTCCCTATCTAATTTATTAGGTAAACCATTAACGAATTCCACCAGTCCCACAGGATAATGTGTTTCATAATCATAAACTGTACCCGTTTTTGCATGGTACCAAAAACTCTCGGGAATGGAATATTTTTCCTGAGATTCTTTATCGGCTCCATCATCAGCTTTGCTGTTAACTTTATAAACAGCATTAATTTTAATTACTTTTATTCTTTCGATTCTGGAATTTTTTGCATACAATCCTGAATCGTATTTAATATCATCTTTAATATCTTCTTTGTATGCTGGACCAATATTAGGACCCAACACGGTGCTTTCCGGGAATTTAAAACAGTAATAAGATTGGGACATCATATTATGAGCACGAAACAGTTCACAATCGACTGCTATTTCCTTCATTGCCGATAAAAATGATTCAATTAGATTGGCTTTGGCTTTTGCTTGGTCTTCTATGTATTCATCAGTAGTTACTCGAACAGTATCATCCGGATCTAATTGAGTCGGTTTTATGATTTTATACCTGTAAACATTAACCACACGCTCGGATATTGGTAATTGTTTGTGTGAACACTGTCTGATACCACGACCAATCACTTGATAAATACGAACCTCTGTCCAATATGGTTCCATAATATGTTCCTGTCTAATATTATACAATTGGATACCCTCAGTTGCGGATGGTGACAATAAAATAACTTTACATTTATTTCCGCGAATATTATTATCATCATTGAACATATTTTTTATTTTAACTCGATCTTTTGGGTCGATACGACCATGATATTCGCAGTACCCACTATTTTCCTTAGCGATTGTATAATCATTAAATCCAATTAACCTATAATAAATTTTCATCATATCTATTCCCTCCATCACTACATAATTTGTATAAACCATTACTTTTCCGGGAGAGACATAGGTCATAAATGCAATGGCTGTCATTTTAGGAGAACAATTATACATTTCTTCAAACAATGTAGATCTGGGGGAGTCGGAATTATAAAATTTTAAAAATTTTTCGCCAAATACTGTATTAAAACCAGCTTTGAAATCATCCAAATCATCAAAAATAGTTCGCCCTTTGGTTACATCTTGTTTATGAATTTTTTGAAAATATTTTTCGGTCTCGGTAATAAAATATTCCAGAGCAGCAAAATATTTTTTTAATGCTTCTTTTTCATTTTGATCAGATATTTCAGTTTTTTTGCCTTTTTCTAAACTATCCGCTGTTTTATAACCAAGACGGAATTTATTTGGTCTTGGTCGAAGCTCACCAGTAACATTTGGATTGACATATGGAAAAACAAAATTAGAAGCCTGGCGTGTGTATGTTCTGTATAACTGTGATTGCTTACCATATCTTCTGGCTTTTCTTTGTATTTCCGCTTCTAATTTTTCAAAAACACGATAAATATTGTATTGATATTGTGACATCGGAAGATTAATATATTTAAGATCTTGTCTAGCATATAAATCTGGTGTAGCTCCAATATAGTACGATACTAAACCCATAATACGTCTTTCAAATATATTTCTTTTTAATGGATTCAATATTGGATACGCTGAATCTGTCACAAATGTTCGATTAAATTCTAATTCAGAGGTTGGTAAAATACCAGGACGTAACATATTAAACATAAGTGCCAGCTCAAATGGCGTGTTGACACCAGGAGTAGCAGAAATTAATATTACTTTTGTATTTTTATTTTCTCGTTTGTCCCGAATTATATATTCATAAATAACCTGTGCACGTTTACCAACTTTAGAATTAATATTGGAATAAACATTTCGAATAAAATTATGTGCCTCGTCTATAAAATAAACTACTTGTTTGGAAGTATCAATTCCTTTCATGACATTTAAAAAATCTTTATCGGCATATGGAGAATCATAATGCACGAAATGTATAGTATTGTATCTCGCTAATTTGGTTATACTTTCTACACCTTCTTCACTTGGATCTCTTCCAAGCCAAACTTTTAAATCTTTCATCCATGGATCATCTCGCAATGATGCCTTTATTAAAATAATAAAATTGACTTCAGGGCTATAATTATACAATAAATTCATTAAATTAATTGATGTCGCCGTTTTTCCTGATCCTAATCCATGGTACAATAAAATTTCATTGTAAGGAGATCCGGGACCTAAATATTTACCAATGAATTCCTGATATTTTCGTAATTCTAATTTGGTTTCGACATTACATGGATCCTCATTTTCTTTTCTAAATATTTCTGGCAGTTTATATTTTTTGAAATTATGTACGACCCATGTAGGAAAAATTTTTCCATTATTGGTAAAATTTACGTATGCATTTTCTGGTTTTCTAGACATTAATATAATATGTATTAGATTAATTTATCATTAAAAAAAATTAATTTAATATACATCATAATCGTCGACCAATTCTATATCTTTGTTATTTATAATACAATGATTTTTTTTAATTTGATGCCATTTGTGCTTCCATATGTTGACAAAATTATAGCATTGTGATCTAATAAAATTCTTTTTATTTATAATAATTTTTTTATAAAAAAATTTATTATAAATCAACCATTGTGGTAATTGGTGTAGTTAATATATCTATTATTAATTGATCATCGAAATTATTAAATATTTTTTCATTCATGGTAATACATACAGAACAGGTGGCAAAATGAATGTCTGTAATTTCCTGTTTTTTCACAATTGATATATCATATTTGTAAGATTTTTTAACGATTGATGTACCTGACCAATTTTTTAGGAGTATGGCTAATTTATTTTCTGGTAATTTTTGTAAAAAATTGGTAATGATAGCTTGATAATCCTTATCATTATTTGACGATTCGTCGGAAATTCGGAGATTTTTAATGAGCAATTTGCGATCCAAATTATAATCACCCGATAAGAAATAATCAAATGTGGCAACATTCATAATACTCGCATTTTTTATTTCATTATAATTTTTGAAACCTTTTGCTATTTTTTGACTAATGTGTGTTATTTTTTTATTTGTTTTCTTGTCATTATTGTAATACTTGCACATCATTTTGAGACAATCTTCATAGCTATCATAACCAAAATTTATTATTTCATCTGGTTGATCTTTGAATTTATATATTGTATTAAATGTTTCCGGATCTTCTAATTTTACAAAATATTCGAGTTCAATTATTGTGGGTTCTTTTTTAATGATTTCAGCAGCTAATACTAGCGGGAGTCTTATTGAAAGATGATTATTACTATGACAAATTACTGAATGCAAAAGGGATCCAATACAAACCAATTCATCATCAGAAAATTTTTTCATTTCCGAAAGATTAAATTCCGAGCAAACATTGTGCCTTACTAAGTATTTTTCCGAAAATTCGATAACAGCTGCTTCCAAAAATTCTCTTTTGGGACCATCACCATACGATACAATGGTTGTCTCTTTCATAAAATTGATACTAAAATCATTTTCATTCGAAAGCATTTCGGTAATATTCAATAGTTTATCGAATTTATTGGCCGATATATTTATAGATAGTGTGACATAATTATCATATTTTTTTTGACCATAACCAACATAATGTTTGGATACTAATTGCGAATCAGAAGAATTATTCCCAATTATTATTTCGGTAAATTTATCAACCATAAATTTGCGGCTAGTATCAATTGTATGATAATAATATTTATTTTCTGATTGTATCATAATTAAATTATTAGTGAACTGTATATTGCTTATTGGGTTTGGTAAATCTTGGAACATATAAATATAATACACATCATTTTTTGTGCTAATTTTTTCAATTTCCATTGTACCATATTTATTTTCCAACAATACATTATTGGTACAATAGTATAATATGTTACTCTTATCATAATAAATAATACCACTATTTAATAATTTATAATAAACCAAACCATTTACATTAAAAAACAGTGTTTTACCGCTTGGTACATATCTTTTAGTATCCGAATTATCAACATCTATTATGACAAGTCGACTTTTACGAAAAGAATTCATATCAATGATATAGGGGAAAAATTCATGGTAAGGTATTTCTTTCTTAAGGTTACCATGATCAAAATAAACTCCATCTTCTTTAATACAAAATAGAATTTTTGAATCATTATCGTTGGTCGGCATAATAAATGTTTTAGCATTTATTCCTACGAATTCTTTAATTTTTTGAATACTGTGACAATATTTATAAATTTGATTTCCATATTTAACATAAATGGTTCCTTCCATTGTTATAAAATGAATATTTTTCTCATTGATATCCAGATCAGTTTTAAAGAAAATCCATGTAACGATATTTTCCGAATATTCAATTGGAGAAAAAAATGCCGATATTACATGATGATATTGTCCAGAACGCAAATAAATAAAATCATCGCAAAAAACCAGACTGTCATAATCAAATGGTAAAACTAATTGATGATAGGAATATATTCCCTTTTCTATGTATATTGTTGAAAAACAAAATTTTTTGGCAACAATAATTTCTTTTGGTTTTAAATTTTCATTATAGACATACAAATTACCATTTTTTTTAAATAAAATAGTTTCGGTCACAAATATAACATCATCAACATTTTCTTCTAATAATTTAATTCCTTCCTTAAGAGGTTTTATTTGACTTGGTGAGAATTCAATTATATCATCATAAAAGCGCGAGTTATCAAAATCACCATAATCCTCCGCAACACAATCATCATCTGTAATATAATTATCATCGTCATCGTCATCGTCATTATCATTATCATCATTATCATCATTATCCGTATCTATAGTATAACTATTATCATCATCATCATTAGCTATGACATAACTATTATCATCATCGCTAGAATAATGTGAAGGGTCTGACATAGTTTCCACTATTTCACTCCAAGTATGTTCATTTGTGGGTACATTTCTTTCTGGATTAGTAAAATGTATTACACCGGAAACTGGATCATATACTTCCGTCATATCTGTGTAATTTGCTTCTGATTCATTGTTATGACGGTTACGAGAATCACGAATAATATCGGCAAGACGATCAACATACTCCGTATCATTAACATCAATTATTTCTTCCACTACTGTATTGTCAATATCATTAGCATCAATCCTTTCTATCACTGCCGCATCCATCATTTCTTCTACGATTGTATGTTCATCTGCTATTACTTGAATAGAAGCTCGTCTATAGGCTTGTCTACCACTTCTGGAAACTCTGCTTCTACGGGTGACACAGGAATTATTTTTATTGTGTAAATTTCTTGATACAAAAAGTTTTCCCTTAGATGTAAATATTCCTAAAAAATACTTACATGTATAAAATTTTTTAATTTCTTCATCCTTATCCAAAATAATTTTACAATAAACTGGTGCATAAATAGATTTATTTTTTGTTCCGAAACCAGTTATCCTTTCCTGATTTTTACCCATAATCCATAATTTATTTACGGAATCAACAACTAATATATTTTCGCCACATATATATGTTTTTTTAATGGTTTCCATTGTTATTGTTTTATACTTAATTTATTTTAATGGCATTATTATATATTGATTGAATATATCAATTTTTTTTTTTAAAGATGCATCCTATTATAAAATTATTAATTAATTTTTCATGATAATATCTTCAACAGTTAGCATTTTAATTATATTCATTATATTATTTTTGGTCGGTGCAACATTGACAAGCAATTCTGTATTACATGTACTTATTTGATAAGATAATTTTGTGTCAACTTCTGTGTCCAAATTAATAATGGCATTATTAATTTCTAATGGCATATTTCCGTTGTTTATATTTTCATCATAAACAACCTGTTTAACAATAAATTCTTTTTTCTCGTAACCGTACACAATATTAATAATACCATTATAATATTGGCTTCCGGTTACATTCTGAACAAAAAGAGATATTTCTTCTTTTGATAATTTTTCGAATATTTTTTTGAATTTTTTCTGAAAAATGATAAAATCTGGTATATGAATCAATCCATTTTTTATTACAAAATTAAGTTGCGCATTAAAATATCCAGTAGCAATTAATAAATCAATGTAATAACTAATTGGAAGATTTTTTATAAAATTATAATATTTAGTTCTGATTGAATAGAAACTAAATCCCTTTACAAATTCATTATATTGTTCTATCTGTATGTCTGTTAAATCACATGTAAATAAATATTTAATATAATCATGATGCGTTTTTATTTCCATATCTAATTGTTCCATTGATTCTGGTTCATTTAAATATTGAACATACAATTTATAATAATTATTGTAATCTGCTCCCTTGAATTTTTTTAAAAGAGTGACATAATCAGATTCATCCGACAATAAATAGAAAAAATAGGGATGCATATTAAAATATTTTTCGTTCCCCTCCGCATTGCAAAAATAAAATAGCTTTCCCAATTTAAACATATTTTGTTTTAATGAAGAAAAATTACTTTTGAGAACAGTATCTAATTCTTTTCTCAAATAATTAAATGTATCACGAGTAGCACCTTCTCCATAACTTATAACATTGCCAAAATTATCTATTTTTTCGAATTTGTAAAAATATTCGTTATTTAAACGATAAATTGACGAAACAGTATTGACAAGTTGATTGACAATAGATTCTGAATTTTCGATATCAATTATAAATTCTTGTTTAATTTTTTCAATATTGTTCGCATGAATAGTACCGTACTGAATTACATTATCCAATAAATAAATTTCATGAAGAATATCTTTTACTAAATAATATTTATCACCATATACTATAATTTGTGAACGATTATTGTTTATTATGGAAATATTAATATTTTTTGGTAATAATATTGTAGTTAATTGTTGATTTTTATAATTAACATCTATGGTACTCATATTTGTCGCATTAAGAATTGATAACAAAGGTTCAATAATAAAATCATATTTAATTTTATCATAATAGCAAAGCAAATATTCATCTTTTAACATAAAATACACATTTTGGTTCCAAAACACATTATTATCAATTGTTTGGCTGGTATATTTTTGCAAAAAATATTCACCGCTTAATGTTAATTTATCACCATTTTGCAATTCAAAATAACTATGAATTTTATGAAAATGGTATATTTCATCATAAATTTTTTTATTTGTATTGATTCCACCAATATATTTGATATTGTTTGGTTGCAAATAATAAATACTCATTTCATCATTTTTTAATAATAAAAGAAGATCATCCAATATTTTTATTTCATCGAATTCAATACATTCCGTAAAAGATGATTCACTATCTAAAAAACGTTTTCTACTAAGTGATATTATTTTAATATCATCACCATAATAGTTATCAGTAAATGCAACATTAAAATTAACATTAACTTCACCATGTTCCAGTGTAACAATGGTATTATTTTCGGTATTATAACACACACAATCAATTTTATGTGATATCCATGTTTCTCCTGGTATATCTATTTTTAATAATTCATCATCAAATATACTAATGGTATTAGAATGATGCACAAAAAAATTATTGTCCATGGCAAAACAATTTTTGATATTATTCATAACAGCTAAAAAAGGAAAAAATTCTCTGTCATCACTATCATACAAATATAAAATATTTTTACTATCAACCACATAAATATTATTACTCTTATCCAAAAAAATTTGTTCTATTTTTCTTTCCATTCGAGATAGTTATTATAATATGTAGAGGTTTAAATATTATAATAATGGACTTGTGATTTTTTCGCAAAATAATGTGTTGAGCTGCTCTCTAAAAATACATGTACATGCATATATTTTTACGAGGTTTTTTCATATAAATTTGAAGAATACATATATTGATTTTTTTTAAATCGAATTTAAATATTTTGCTTTTGCATTTATTTTTGAATTTAATGCATTATGTAACTGTCTTGAATCAACATATTCTAAATACCTACAATAGGAATAATCATTAAATCTCCATAAATATTCCAACAATGATGTTAAACAATCATAATTTGGTGGTATATCGTTACATCCAATTACAATAGTTTCAGGAGGGAATTCTTCAGTGCCACCCATGAGTCCAATTATTGTTGGATATAAATCACCAAATAATTTAATAAAATCATAAATACATTGGTCAATCGGTTCAGGTTCAGGCATTTGCGGTGTCCTATTCTCAAAATAAATTTCGGGACAAGAATTTTCTTTGGTACCCCTTGTGGCACAGCGTGGTAATTTTTCATAACATTCGGAAGATGGATATATACCAATAGTTGAATTATTTGTATCAGTGAATATTTGGTCATTATTACTATCGTGGTTTTTGTAACGGTTTGAATCATCGTAGTGGGGTTCAGATATCATCATTGCATGTGGATCACCTCTCCGAAATGAGGCACCACGATATCTTTCTAGATGTCTTCTTAATCGCTCTTTTTGTAATGTTTGCATTTCCAAAGAGCAATTATCAGAAACAATCGGCACTATTTTACTGTAACCAAAAACAATAAATAACATTTTTAATAGCGAATATAAATAAGAACTCGTCAAAATAATTTCTGACGTATTACTTTGTAAAAGAATAGTTATTAGTTCATTAGAATTGAATGCGCATATAAAATTTTCGCCTAATGTTTCCATGTAAGATTTTTGTTGGTTTGGCGGTAAGTCATCCCAACGTTGATATGATAAAGCGGCTATTAAATTAATAACCCATACTATTTTAGTTTTTGGTACTGAATTTATTATTCGAAGCATTTCGATATATGAATCATAAATATTAGGATGATCTACAGATAAATTTGCTAAATTTTGTTCCAAATTGTATAATTTAACCCGTAACATAGATGTGGACATTTTTGCAGAATCACATCCACTAATTGACGGATCAGTTTGATCAATAATATCTTTTCCAATATTTTCTAATTGTTTAAAAGAATGCGTGTATGGTACATCGCATGTATAGGTAAATGAAGCATTTTTATTTGCGATAACTTTGTGCATACTTCTTGAAGTTAAAAATGTAAGAAAATTTTTGTACTGTGTTAGACCAGGCATTCTACCTGTCATTAAATGTTGTTTGGCTTCTTTGTCCGAAAAAGCTACTTTTGCTCTGGATTTAATTTGATTATGAATTTTCGTATGACCCGCTGGAAATCTTTGTGGAGTATTATTTTTAATAAATTTGGCCATTGCTTTAAAACTTGTTAATATTTCACCACTCCAACCAATACTATCATGTGTCATGATATAACTATATTTATTAATATTATCATCAGGCGATGATCCAACAAATCCTCTTTCATATCGACCACGAAAAGTATTATATACAATTTTAGTGTTTGTTCCTAATGGGTTTAATATTGGACGCAAACTTTTTCTCAATAATAATTTTATTAGTTCTTCAAATGTATACTGTATATCTTTGGCAATGACTCTCATTGTGTCCGGTATTGTTAACATTATGATTACTATATTATCATGGTGAGATAATTATAAATGTTTTGATTATAAATTTATTTTGTAGCAAGCTTTTAGTATTATTTTTTTGTTAGACGGGACTGATTTTTTTGGAAAAAATATAAAATTATTTGTTGCGATGATTTAAATAAAATTTTATTTCTCTACCCAAATTTGATAAAAATATTTAATTTTATTAAATAAATATTTTTATTTTTTTCAATTAGCATTTATTACAGTGTGCTTTTGATGGAGTATAGACTCGGGGATGACGATGTTGAGTTTTTTTGGGATATCTGTAATAAACAGGAACATCTCTGCGTGGTGCTTGGTAATCATCATATGAATCATAAGATCCACAAGGTCCGCATGATGTTTCACAAGGTGGACAAGTTGGGCATGATGGGCAAGTTGGGCATGATCCGCAACAATTATCTCCAAAACCACCTCCAAAACCACTCCACAATGGATTTCTGTCGAATTGGTTAGATGCACCAAATCCACTACGTCTACCAAATCTATCATCACCATAACGTCTGTTATCGCCATAACGCCTATCATCATAACGCCTATCATCATACATTCTGTCACGCATTCTATCATTTCGTATTTTATCATGCATCATATCGTGTCTATCATCATGCATTTTATCGTGCATGTCATGATGTCTGGGATGCGCTTTTCGACGGGGTACGTAAGATTGTTGTTGATTCCATCCTTTGTGAGACATTTTCTATATATAATTTTATACAATAAAATTATATATTAATTGGTAGGAAAAAAATTGATAAAAACAATACGCATACAAAATTTCGACAATAAAATACGAGAATTAAATACAAAATAATTAATGTTTATCAAACTTAATATTTTCCGAATTTGGAAGAATAAACTCTGCCATTGGGTGCATATTTATTGGATCCGTTTTTAGGATTTTTAAAATATTTATTATTGTTACCGTTATTACCGTTTCCGCAGCCGAATGGTTGTTTGCCATTAAAGACAAAATCGCATGGATTAAATTGGCCGCATGGACTGCACGGACCACATGGGCCATTTTGTTTGTTCTTCTTGTAATTTGATTCAACAGGGTGATTCAAACCATCACGGAGCTGTTTGGCAACACAATTATTCAATTTATAGAAAAATACAAGTGGTTTGGGTTTTGTTACACAATCTAAATGGCAAAGACCAAGTTCACCTAAGCTGTTATCTCCTAGACCGAAAATACATCCATCGGATCCTAATAATATTATTTGGTTTTGACTAATTGCCATTTCTTTGATCTTCCATGATTGGCAAATTGATTTTACAACTTCAGGAGTTGTTGAGTTGACAAAGCATTTCCATTGTCCACTTGCATAAATGTGTTGTGATTGGGTGACATAGAATGTAACAAATTTACCAGAGAAAATTCCACTGACTTGGCAATCAAAAATGCATCTATTAATTTGTTTCCAGTATACTATGGATTCATTGTTTCCAACACCAAGTTCGCCGTGACAATTGTTACCAATAACAAACACTTCATTAGGGCATGCAAGACCACCAACCAAAACTGTTAAATTATTGTGTCCAACACCTACATCAATAATTCTCCTGTTCAAACGGAAAACAGTCGCAATATCTGCAGTGATTGCTTGTCTAATATTTTTGGGATTGCTTACCACAAATTTAATATGATCGCCTCCTTTAACATAAGTATTGGTAATTTTAGTGTCAAATGGATTTTTGAATTTAGGGCATGGAAAATGGCAATCTAATGACAAAGCATATTTAAGATTGGTGAGTTCAACCGGATCAAGAATAGATCCAAAGTTAATCAAATATTGGTGATTTTGGGTACTGGCATTAACGGTAAATTCTACGTTGCATTTTCTTCCATCAGCAGTGAATTTAATTCCTCCAGGTTGATCAATATCCAAATATACATTAACATTTGGTCCATCAACACAGAAATCAAGTTTAAGAATTTTATCAAGAGAAATATCAGTACTATCAATGCAATATTTATTCAAATCAAATTCTACAATAGTACTAAGTTCAGTTGGTACACATGCTAAATCGGGGCATCCTTGGCTTACAAGTTTGCAAATACTTCTTTTATTGAACAATGTTACTGAACCAATTGGTGAGGAAGCTGGAGCGCCGCATGGGCAGCCGCATTCTCCAGTTACATTCAAATAAATATATCCATCACATGGTTGACAGGTGGGATCACAAGCCTGGCTATCATTGCAATTTTTCAATTTGTTCAAGAAATCACATACATTCATTGTTTTATCACCACATTCGTTATCACATCTATTTGGGAAATTCAAAGAAATTCCAAATTTGTTCAAATCTGTTTTGAATGGTTTATCTCTGCATTTTGGGCATTTGCAGTTATCATTTTTTGGTGATCGGTTAGCACAATTGAGTTGATCGGCAGGGAAACTAATGGAAGCATTAGATTTGTTTAATAGTTCTTCCAAACATGATCTTTTTAGGAGATCTTTGTTGCTTCGGACATTATGAAGAGAACCGAATACATACAATCTATTACAATTATCAACCAATACGCTAATATCACTTCCGGCATAAATACTTGCCCAGCATGGTTGGGGAAGTACTGTTTCTGGTTTGGGAGATCTGTACGGTTCACAACAATCTAATGGAACATCAAAATCAAGATCAAGTTCAACATTATGATCGCAACTGAGAGCCACAAATGCTCCATCACACAAAACAGCTAAGCTGGTTCTGCAACCTTCTAATTCAAGAAGAATTGTTTTGCAATCAAAATCAAATGCTGCTCCTGGAAGAGGTAAACCACGCGGTACATCAATATTAACAACTACGCATGATCCACATTTACCATTAATTTGTACTGTACCAGTAATTGGTTGTGTTCCAATTGGTGAACACAAATCAGGTTTGCTTGTTGGGCATTGTTGATTTGCTTCGAAAATAAGAATTTCGGTTGTGCTTGAAACATTAATTTCACGAATATGGCATCCACATGAATCAGTATTGGTAAATTTGGCAAGGAAGCAACCACATTTAATGTAAAGTCTTGTAATGGTATAGGTAACTGAACCCGATACACAACCTTTTTTATCTACGCATAAAAATCCAACATAACTGATGTCACCATAAATTGGTACACTCAAAATTCCAGGGCAACCAGGTGGCGATACTACGGTTTTAGCAATATTCAAATAACCGAGCAGTACGTCACACAAATTGTTTTTAACACAAGAAATTTTATTACATTCAGGCTCGCATGTTGGAATAACTGGGCATTCTAATTCATTGTAAACACCAGTGAAGGCATCGCAACAATTATTATCATGCAAATTGGTATCGGTTACAATAATTTCAACAGCGGTATCATACCTGCATTGGCCTTGTGGTACAAGTTGGTATTGTTCATTGTTTCCAGCACCCCACACTTTATTAGCTTCTGTTAGAATTAGTACATGGGCGCGACCAGCATCGATTTTAATGGCTTTATCACCGCCACAAGCAGCAGGAGAATAAACTTCACGAATAATAGGACTGCAATCACCGGCATTATAGTCGTATTCAAATACGGACCCGGTTGCACTCAATAAATAAACTTTGTCATCAGTTGCCTCAGCGTCGACTACACGTCCAACAATATTTTCATTGGTAAATACTTCTCTAAATGAATACTGAATCTTTCCTCCAATTAAACCCGTTTGATAAACATTACCGCCATTAGTAACAACCGAAGTTGTTGTGTCATTAGCGGTAATTGCTATAGGTGTATTATTAATCATTTTCTGGATAGTATGTCCTACGTTTGAAAGCATCGTATTATACTTTAAGTAGATAAATTTATAATTTTTTTTAGAGGTAAAAACTCTAAACACAATCTATACATTAATTTCAATATATTATGATTGATTAATTGCGATTATTATTATTGTGACTGATCAATTTAAATATGCCATAATCGGGATTATTTACCAAAAATAATCCCGATTTTATATTTTATTACCAATTGGTTAGTCATAATTTATCTATATTTATCAAAAAACTTGTTGTTTATTCGAAAGATTATTTTGGAGTTTTTGTGTATGTAAAAAACATTTTTTTTGACGCTATTTGTTCAGCTTTCTTTTTAGACGGGGCTCGTCCCTGACCCATCAATTTTCCATGAAGATATATACCCATGGTGAATATTTTACAATGATCTGGTCCTTCCTCTTTAATAACACGATATTCTGGTCGTCCCCAATGATTTCGATTATACAATTGTAATATTAAATCTTTATAATTGGTTTCATTTTCAGCAATTTTGACAATATCCAATTCTATACGAATTACTTCCAAAACAAACTGTTTGGCAATAGGTAATCCAATTTCTAAATATAATGCACCAGTAAATGCTTCAAATCCTCCACCAATAATATTGATATTATTTCTACCATGTAAAACCTCAATGTTTTGGCTAACTAATAAATATGATCCAATATCAGTTTGTTTTGCAAGATAAAAAAGTGATTCCCTATTTTCTAATTTACATCTGAGTCGTGTTAAAAATCCTTCATCGGCTTTCGGATATTTATGATACAGAGATTCGCCTATTACAAAATGGATAATAGCATCACCCAAAAATTGTAATCGTTCATTTGATTTCTTTTGTAATTTAACAGCATTTTTAGATGCTATCTTATCTTCGTTGGATAATTTTTTTCTTATTAAATATGATCGATGTGTCATAGCCTCATAAAATACTCTAATATTTAATTCGGTAATTTTAGGAATAACAATATTGTATACAGATAATAAATCTTTGATATCTATTCGTTTCATTAATTTATTGTTGGGATTAAATACAGACATTGGTTTTTTATCCGTTTTCTCTTTTTCTTTTTCTTCTTTTTCTACCCGTTCTATTTTTTCTAACCAATCTGGATCAATTTCTCCATTAACAATAACACCCAGCGTAACCAAAGCTTTTTCGGATGCCAATTGTTCGGCTTTTTTCTTGGAATTTGCAATACCTTTTCCGATTTTTTTCCCAAAAGGGTTTTTGACTATGCTGATAAATTTTCCGATGGATTTATTGGTGAAATCTTCTTTGGATCCTTCTTCATAAATAGGATGACCCCATTTCATTTGGTGAAAATATCTCAACAATAAATCTTTGTAATTGTCATCATGAGAAATTAATTCTGATAAATTTTTGTGTTTTTCGATCAGTTTTATCACAAAAAGTTTGGTATATTTCATTCCAAAATTTAAATAAAATGCGCCAATAAATGCTTCAAATATATCTTCCAATATATGATCATTTAATGATATATCACTGACTTGAATATAGGGTTCCAATTCTAATATTTTTGTTAATTCTGCCATGGAATCACCCCTTTCAAGTCGAATTCGTAATCTTGTTAAAAAACCCTCATTTTCTTCATCATATCGGTGATAAAAATAATCAGTAATAATCATATGAAAAATAGCATCACCCAAGTATTCTAATCGTTCATATGTTCGATGATATTCCTCATATTTAGTGGAAACATGAAGCATTGCTTCCTTAAAAATATTCATATTCACTTTTTTGCATTTGTTTTCGTCCAATTGTAGTGTCGGAACATAGCATTTAATAATGTAATCAATGTATGGGTAATTGATTACATTGTTATATTCATGGAAAGACATTATTATTATATAATAATGTACAAGTGTTTATATTATTTAATAATTTATGATCAATTTTTTGATTATAAATTATTTTTCATTAAAATAGTAACAATACATTAAACCGCTATGAATTCTACTGGCAATAAATTCATTTTGGTATTTGTTTGCTTCGCTCCTATTAGAATCAAAGAAATCAATTTCATTACTATTTAGTTTGTTTAATTCTATCAAGAAATCATTTGCTGTTATTTCGCTATAAAATACAAAAAATAACTTTTCATAATAACCATTACGGATAACATATGATATATTTTCATCTGGATCTGCTAATGAATAACATGTCCATTCACATTTTTTTTTGAATATTTCTGAATAAATTGATGATTCAATGGATTGTTGGTTGAAATTATTTTGATTATCATTTGCAAGACTTTTTATCTCTGATTTCATGGCTCTTATGGCACGAATTATTTTGATTCCATGATTTAGTACATTTATTTGTCTTCGGTATCGTATTTTATTGTATGTATGCGTAAGAATACCATAGATATTATTTACCAAAAAAATTCCACTGATTAACGATATATAATTTAAATATTTTTGCGACAGTGGTTGAAATTTATATAATTTATATACTGATATACCCGCAAAAGGTGACCATTTCACAAAACAATTTGCATTTTTGGAAAAAAGTTGTTCCATAATAGACATAGTTTTGAAATGCGGACCAACATATTTCAAAAAAACAAAGCCAATAATGGGTACCATAAATGAAAATGCACCAATAATAAAACTTTTACAATGCCATGATCGTTTTTTGTTGGATATTTTTTCGAATTCTATTAATTCTTCTATTTTTTTATCGATTATTTGTTTTTCCGATAAATATGGTTCACCCCATAAAAAAAATTTAGCATAGATACTGACACCAATCAAATGCATACAACCACAATAAATTTTACCAATAGCATAACCGATTTTTTCTTTAAATGTATATGGATAATCATAATAGGGAAATGCAAAATATGGTTTGGAAATAGACATAATTGGTTAATTATGTATATTATGATAATCATAATAAAAATATGTAGTAATGAAATTATCAATTTTTTTTAATTACATTAAATGTATTCTACTTTCACTTCGTCCATTTTCTGATTCAATAACTTTTATTATTTGTTCAGAATTTTTGAAATAACCTTTTGGAAAAGTATATTTAATAGTTGATTCTTTTTCCGAAATTTGTTCTTTTTTGATCGTAATTGTTTCTAATGGATGCGATTCACTGGATTGAGTTTTTATTATATTTTTAATTTTTTCTTTTGGTTCTGCTATAATTACCGCATTAGTTTCTTTTTTAATCGGAACATCAATTTTTTGTTTCATCGGAGTAATTGCAATGGTAAAAGAATTTTTTTCCGGTGTTTTTTCCTTTGTTTCAATAGGATTTTCTTTTTTTAAAATAACATTTGGTATCAACATTTTTTCCTCTGTTTTAATAGGATCTTCTTTCTTGACAATAACATTTTGTACTGGTATTTTTTCCTTTGTTTCAATAGAGTTTTCTTTTTTGGTAATAACATTTTGTATTTGTATTTCTTCATTTATTTTAATAGGGTCTTCTTTTTTGACAATAATATTTTGTATTGGTATTTTTTTCTCTGTTTTAATAGGATCTTCTTTTTTGACAATAACATTTGATGTCAACATTTTTTTATCTGTTTTAACAGGATCTCCTTTTTTGGTGATAACATTTTGTGTCGGCATTTTTTCCTCTGTTTTAATAGGATCTTCCTTAACAATAACATTTGGTATTGGTATTTTTTTCTCTGTTTCAATATAACCTTCTTTTCCTATTATAACATTTGATGTTGGTATTTTTTCCTTTGTTTCAATATGCTCTTCTTTTTTAGTAATAACCTTTTGTGTTGGTGTTTTTTCCTTTGTTTTAATAGGTTTTTCTTTTTTCATGATAAGATTTGGTGTTGGTAATTTTTTTTCTGTTTTATTAGTTGTTTCAATATAACCTTCTTTTCCTATTATGACATTTGGGGTTGGTATTTTTTCCTTTGTTTCAATATAGCCTTCTTTTTTCATGGAAACATTCGGTGTTAGTATTTTTTTCTCCGTTTTATTAGTTGTTTCGATATAACCTTCTTTTCCTATTATGACAGTTGGTATTACCATGCTTTTATTTGTTTTGATATAACCTTCTTTTTTCATGACAATATTTGGTGTCAGTATTTTTTTTTCCGTTTTATTAGTGGTATCAATAAATCCTTCTTTTCCTATTACGATATTTTGAGCTGGTGCTTCTTTTTCCGCGATTGCATACCAAAAATCATCTTTGTGTAATAAATAATATCCTTTTTTATATCTATCCGTAAATTGTAATTGCATATGTTTATACTTGATATCGGGAGTTTGCACAATAAAATTATCATTATCAAGTTTCTCGATAGGTATGCCTCTAACATTTGTTTTGGTGCCAATCTGTTTGACAATAATCGGTTTTCCAACATGTGGTGGCCAATTTTTATTATTTTTCTCGAAACTCATTATTATCAATAACGATATATTATAAATTAGAAAAATATATGCGAATGTTATTCATGTATATTAATCGATTAATTTTGATCCTGACGAAAAAATATTATCATTGTTATTAATTTAGTATTTATCGGGTGTGGTTACTTCCATAAATGCTGCTTCAGCTTCCATATATGCAGCATCCATTTCAGGAGTATAATTATTTGGCATTTCCGATGTTATTTCTCCCAAACCAGCTTCACTTATATTCTTATCACCAATACTTTTTGTGATTCTCTTGTTTAAATTTGACCCACCTTCTTCTACTGTTTCTTCCAAAAATACTTCTTCTGTTTCCGAGTATTTTTTGATATTCTGATTTTCATCAAGTTTAAATAATAAATTTTTTGAATTTAAAATTTTGTTACCGGAAGTATTTTTAAAGAAATGTCTTGTTGGATCGAATTTGGCTTGTGATTCTTGACTTGATGCTTGAAATTGTTCTGGTGTATACCTAAATATTTGTTTTCCTTGTTTATATTTTTCTAATCCACGAAGTTGACTATCACGCACAAAGTTAACTGTCGATCCAACACAAGATATCCGAAATTCACCGAACACTGTACTATTGATGACTCCCAAGTTCTTTTTGGTTAAAAATATATTTCGTGCAGTGACCAAATTACTAATCGCAATGCCATAATTAAAATACATTTCCCTGTTCTTATCAAGATGTGCTCTGAATTTACTAATGAACATTGCCATTAATAAATATTGATACGATACATACATGTATCCCCGAGTAGTTTTAATATTGGGAACACAAAATCCATCCGCCTCATAAATACGCACTAAAGGATTGCCTTTGTAATTAATAAATACGGAATATCCAGTAAATTGGAATAAAGGAAAATATTCTTCCAATGTAACCTCTTTTGGTTCGGGAACCATTTCTCTTATGAAATTATACAATCGCTCTACTGTATCGCGATAACTCACAGATATAAATTCCAAATACGGAATATTCGTAACAAATGTTTCTAATTTATTGACACCATATGTTGTTCTGGCCTGTTGTTCGACCGTTCTATCTTCTCTAGCATGCCTTATAAAAAAATTATAAGCTTCGAAACCACTTATTAAGCATACTTCTTGGGTTTCTTTTAATGCCAAAAATTTATTTTTAATATTGGAAATATATTCTTGCATTTCTGTTGTTGGTTTTGGAATCCTAATTGGTTTATCAAAATATTCCAATGGATAATTTTTTAACAGTTTATACATACGTTTAAATGTTTTGTCCCATCTCTGTGATGCGGCTGTTAATGGTTGGTTTATAATTCGTAACTGATCGATTAACATAAAATGTGGATCCGCGTAATGGACACCGTCTATTTCAATTGTTTTGATACCATTGTAAACTCGAACAGGTACATAAGAAATATCACAGTACAACTGAAAATTAACAAAAATATTGTAGGTTTCCTCATGTTGGGCTTCTTTTCCAACAACATATTTGTATCCCTTGCCATACAATAAATTAGTCAGTTCGACCAAATCTGGTACCGGTGTTGGCGAATAAAATTCAATATCCCTAAACGTATAATCATCATAGATTGCATCATCCGGATTAACCGCAATTAATGTTTCATTAATTGCTGCACCACCATACACTTTTCTTTTTTTATCACGAATAAAATCTTTAATTACTTCTCTTACTTCTTTTTTCTCGTATATGGTAGGTTCAATAACTTCACCTGCTTTTCTTTCGGCTTCCATTATAATATCCGGAAGTTTGGACATAACATCGTCATAGTCATCATCAGTATAAAAATCCTGAAAAACTGGTTTGCGTGTGTTAGAATCAGACATATATATACTTATTTAAGATATATTACCTTAATAATAGTTTATATTAATTCTATTAATTCTATTATCAATTTTTTTTGATAATTATATTTTGGTTATTGACACTACTTGGGAATAAAAATGCGATCTATCATTTATATTTGTTTCTAATTGAAAAGAATAATTTCTATTTTGCCGATAAAATATATTCATAATATTTTCAATCGAAATATCGGAATTGAGACGGCGCAATATGGCTTTCCCATTTATTCTTAATGTTCTTCCAATTTCATTGAGTAAATCACAAATCTTTTCAATTTCGATCCAATCAATAATATTGGATATATGTATCAAATCGTAACAATTATTTGGTTGATTTTTTAAATGCGAAATTATATCCATATGATAAAAATTAATAAGCGTGTCAATATTTTTTGGTTGTGTAATTTGTAAATACAATGGTACGTCCCCAGTAGGAACAGAAGAATAACAATCGTATTCCATTTGATGATAAAAATAGTTTTCTGATGGATGAACGTATGAAGATTGGTACGTCTTTAAAATATTAGTAAAATGTTTTGCAAATGGTTTTGACATACTATATTTGGTTGAATCTTTCCCGAAAATTTCTGTTAAATTTTTATCGCGAAAACATTTATCAATACCACCAATTTTAGCAGTTCTCAATAATATTTCGAATCGACCCATTTGGTTTATTCCATATGACAGCATATCTATATTATTTAACCAATATTGATGAGTTTCTTCGTTAAAATATTTACAAGCCACAAGTTTGTCAAGTAGTTCGACATAACATTCTATTCTGTCAGAATTTGAATTTTGGAAACCGTTTGTTAAAAAATTCATGTTAAAATCTCCTGTAAATTTTTGTAACAACGCCAATTTGAGTTTTACAAGACAAATCTGGTCAAAACTGATATCAATAATATCCATTTTACCAATATTTTCTATCAATTTATCAAATGCAATAATTGAACAAACTGTATCACCACCTGAACCGATTAAACAGATGTCAATACAATTGCTATTTTTTACTAAATTTTCAATGACATTAATTTCAACCATTGGATCTTCCCTGGTTTGCGCAAACATAATTTGTGATGTTGATACAATCGGATTAATAAATAGTTTTTTATCCATTAAATATTTAAATACATGTTATTATAGTACATACTATTTGAGCGTGTGTTATGATAATATATTTTTGGTATACCATTTAGAGAGAGAATATAGGATTTGATGTTTTCATCTGAAGAAAAAATAATTAGTGATACTAAACCAAAAAAAAAAGTTACTTTCTTTAAATACAATTTTTTGGATTTAAATGGGTCAATTTTGGAATTATACAATCCGAACCTAAAACTTTTTGAACTGAAAACGTTACAAAAATATCCACTAGGACACGATTCTTTTATTATAGACCATGGTAAAGATTATTTTGCTTTTTTTAAAAGACTTGGTGAAATTAATTATTTAATAATACAAGATAATGACAATAAAACTATTGTTGGAACTGCCTGTGCAATTATCCGAAAATATTTTGTATTACCATTAAGTTCCGAAATTAGTCAAACAAATGATACGGGAAATAAAATTATCACAGATAAAACAAAAAAACATAATATCGGAAAAATATCATTTTGGTATTTATGTGATCTCAAAATTGATGAAGCACATCGTGGACAAAATTTAACATCAAAAATATTTATGAATATGTATCATAAATACATGTGTAGATGCCACAGGGGATATTTAATTTCAATGGATCCAAATAGTACCCAGATAATACATATTTTTAATAAAATAGACAAAATATTACATACAAATAACATACAAACCAAATTACTGATTTATTCGGTTTCTATTATTGTTATGAAAGAAATTGAACGATTTTTTAATTGTATGTTTGGGGATATATCGTATATTTCTTTGGCCGGAACAAAAGATTTGATTTTGACTTCAACCAATAAACCAATGGAAATATATCATTTACAACATAGTTCCTTTGCGGCAATATCTGGCACTAAAAAAATAAATGACATTCCGGAAAATTCCACCGTTATGTTTTGTTTTCCAAAAAATAGTCCTTTAGAAAAAATTTTAGATGATTTTAACATTAAAACAGATATTTCCGCAACTATTATATCATGGTCTATGAAATTTTTTGATTGGCATAACATATTAACATCCGATATTTGATAATAATAATTTAATTTATTTATAGAATTAAATGATTGATACATTATTCAATTTAAAACGTAATCATACATTTTATATAGTAAATAAAATGAATAAATCAATCGAAGATATTTTAGCGGAAACTTCTTTTAAAAATTCCGAAATAGAGAATATATCCATTGATACAATGGGTAATTTTTTAAATAATTTGGAAATGAAAATACTGGATTACTATCAGTATGATAATTTTTATTCAGCATTATCTTCCGGTTTTGAACCAGAAGCTCTCGGTTGTACAATGGCTCCATTTTATTTTGCCGTTCAAAACTGGTCGGATCATCTATCGAATTTCCATAATAAATTATTACTCGAGTATGATTCAAAATTAATTGAACATATCAAAGAAAATATAATGGATGAAGCGGGATACGAAAATGGTCAGATATATCAGGACAAACGTCATACATTAACATTTGTTAATTTTTTGCACGCATTGGATTTTAAGAATAAAATAATACTAACAAAACCAGTTATAAATTTTAATAATAGTTTACAAGATATATTGGATAATTGTAGTCCTGGTTTTAATGCATGCGTTTTAGGAGGAATTGAATTTTTTTATATTAAAATTAGTAGTCTGTTATTAACATATTGTTCCGAAAGAAATATTGAACAAGAACATTATGCCACACACGAAATTATTGATAAAAAACATGCAATGGATTTTTTCACTGTCGCGCAAAATTGTAATGCTACCAGTAATGATATTTTTTTTGGTGTTATTCGTGGATGTGTACTAATACATAATTTACTTGATGAATTGTACAAAGAGTATTGTGATAATCAAAAAATTGAACAATTTGTTCTATGATCCATTGATTATAGATTCGAAAAAATAATATAAATTGCCTTAATAAACAAATGGAAGAGACACTCTTGCAAAAACATATGGATATTACTGTTAGGACCAGTCCTGATTATAATCTTACCAATAAATTCAGTTTGAATATACACTATAGAAGTTATAAGGATGAAGTTTTATCTTCCGTTAAAAACATAGAAACATCATCATACAATATCAAAAATTGCAACGGAAAAAATATTGCGAAAATTCCAATCGGTTCCAAGATTAATTATATTGATTTAACTACTTCAAAAAATGAACTAAATAATACGTACGTTTACCAATTCAGATTCTATAAAAAAATGAACGAAATAAAAATTTATTTTAAAAATGGATTAAAATATCCCATCATAAAAATTAATAATCAATCGGCATATGAACGACAAATAATAGCTGGTTGTGTTTTATTTTAATTTTTAGAAAAATTGATTTATTATTTTGTTAATTTGTCATTTATTTTATTATATAATAAAATAAATGGATATTTCTGTCACCGCTGACGATTATACGTTAACTGATAAGTTTAAACTTAATATACGTTTTCGAACATACGAAGATAAAAGTTTTTCGCATGATATTGATATTAAAATCAAACCATATACCATAAAAAATTTCAAAAAAATTCAATCACTTATACCAAAAGGTTCTGAAATTATTGATATTGGACTGAAAACTTGGGATAATAAAGTTCGTGTATTTTATTTGTATTATTTTATTTTTTTCAAAAGAATAAACAGATTAAACATTGACTTTAAAAATGGATCAACGTATCCTATAATAAAAATTAACAAAAAAAATGCGGATACACGCAAAGAATTATTTAAATCAAAATGTATTTTATTTTAATTGTTTACCTTATATGTTTTATCACAATTTTTGCATATATAGAAAGTAGTCATCGGTTCATCTGCACTACGTGTTTGTAATTGATAAAAGAAAAATTCAGTATTTTTACAGACACGACATGCATTCCATTCAATTGTTGGAAGATTTTTAAGTTTATCTTCAGTAGTATTTTTTCGTAAAATAATTTTCATCCAATTATCTTCATCAATTTCATCTGGTCTTAAAAATGCTAAATTATACGGGTTGTATTTTTTCTTTTGTATTGCTTTTTTGATTTTTTTCATTGTGCCATGATTTTGTTCACAATTGAATAATAAGTTTTGTGCACAATCATCGTATATTGATCGCGCCATAATTAAATTATTTCCATTGCTTTTACAAAATTGTTCTGTGTAGTCGAACAACCCTTTTTCGATTTTGGAACAAATTTTTTGATCAAAATGTTTCGATAATAATTTGGTGATATTCTTTCTGTTTTTGTCGGGAATATAGAATTCGATTACGGTTGTCATAATATTTTAATATTATTATTGGTAGCATTTTTTTAAATAACAAATAAAACAATCAATTTTTTTATTTATTAATTGTGATTAATAAATAAAAAATTAGTTCAATAAATCATAGGATGCATCAATCATCCATTTTTTGATTGGTTCGATTTGTCCTTTTGAATTAATGGTACGTTTTCCAATAAATTCGGATGAATATTTACTGTATTTCTTTTTGTAATGTTTTAAAATATCAGCTTCGGATACAACATAAGTAAGATTCGATTTATTATAATCGGTTGGTTTGATATCCGGATCGACTGGAAAATCTTCTGGAATTGTCTTGCGTGGTTTAAAGAAACAATGTTCAGCATCCAAATTTCCAATAATATTTTTTATATCGCTGGTATTACTAATTCCATAAGCCTTTTTATAATTTTCAGCAGCCATGACATATGATAGATACTGATTAATTTCGGTTTTATTAAGAATTGTACCATAACCACGTTTGCGATATTTATCAATTATACTAATTGGATCATGACTTCCAACAAAATATTTGAAATCAATATTCGTCAAAGTTTGATAAGCAGTAATAGCCGATGGTAACAAATAACAATTTGCGCCATTATAATATGATCTGACACATGGTAAATGGAATCGACTAACACACGAAAAGAATTCAACATCAGTAATTCTAAAAATTTCAAATGGATGTTTTAGATATTTGGAAGTGATTTTATATTTTAATGTTTCAGAAAATTTAACAAATATGATTGGACCCGATTTTTGGGATTGTTCCTGAAAGGGCAGGTTGTTGACTTTACAATCTGTTTCAAAATCATCTTCCTCGGTGATTGTTGGTATTCTATCTTTTTCTTTAATGAAATAAATCATTTCTATCCCCGAATTAGATTCTGGTGAACGATTTTCGATATGTTCTTTTTCGAATTCATTATTATTAATAATAATAACAGTTTTATCAAATTCACAATAATCAATTATTTCAAAATATTCGTCATCATTTATTTTTTCTCCAAGAATAGCTCTATTTTTTCCGTTCGATTTCTTTTTTTGTTCCAAATAAAGTTCATAAAAGTAAAATTTAACAGCCCTTTTGTTTTTGTTTTCTATAATATATTCATATTTAAAGGGAATTTCTTCTCGATCGCATTTTTCCTTCAAAAGTGTTGAATTAATGAAAATTGCCAATGATTTATTTGGAATAATTTGGATGGCATTATTTTTATTTTGTCCCAAGTTTGTTTGGACAATTGTTTTTAAATGTTTAACGTGTTCAATAAAATCTAAAATATTGGTATTATTACACGCAATATCAATGTCCGATTTGGAATAATATTCTTGAAAAAATCGATTTAGTTCTTTATCTGACATTGGTATTTTGGGATCAGCCGTCTTTTTAAACAATGCCATTAACGGATTTGTTTTTGGCATGATCGCAGCCATTATTCCACCAGTAACAGCCATATGGTCCCAATTAGCGCCATTCAATAAATTAATTGTTTGATTACCAGAAATAAAAATATTCATTCTTGTTCGAAATTCCTCCAAATTGACAATACCATTTTGATATTCAATTGTATTCTTGACACCACACATATTTTGGTTACAATTAAGTGATACGTCCGAAATCATACAACTAAAATATGGATTTAAATGCGGGGAATTGGAAACAAATGGAAATACTGGTAATGCTGCCGCGGTATTAATATCAAAAACGAATCTATCCAATTCTTTTGTTTTGGTTTTTCGAATTGATTCTTCCATGTACAATGATATCCATGAATATCCCATTAAATATCTAATAACCGGTTTATATTTTTCCATCAAATCTTTATTAGCATCCAAAACTTTTTTGTTATTCAATACATAGTGACAATAATTTTTACTTGCTAACAAATTACAAAGTAAATAATATTTTTCCTTTTCACTCAAAGAATGATTGACCAATAATTCTTGAACAGTTTCTTTCTTGATAACTAGTTCATCTGTTTTAACAATACCGAAAAAACTTTTATTGTCACGTTTTGATCCATCTACATATGTGCTCATTTTTAGTGGATCCTCTTTTGGTTCTATTATTGTGGAATCTGTTATTTGTACCGGATATGCTGGATTATCGGATTTCGCTTTTGATTTATTTTCGCTAAAATTTTGCAATAATTTTTGAAGTTCTTTCTCTATTTCTTCAATGGGTAAATTCCACTTCTGAAAAAAAGATAAATTGAATTTTCTCTCACTGAATGCATTATCAATACTTAATGCACAGTTACGCTCATCCTGCCAATATTTAAAATCACCAACTCTACCAATTAATGATAGTATATTGTCATTTAATTTTTTGTCATCCAGTCTGTAATAGCTTGCGAATATTTTTTGTTCAATAAATTTATCCAAATTGTTTTCTGATTCATACAATTTTATCCAAGATTTTACATTGGATTCTCTAGTTTCCAGCATCAAATAAACAATTTCTTTATCCGCCAATTCTAAACAATCATTATTGAAATAATTAAGTAATTGTTTGTCGACTGGTACCAATCCAGATCGAATTGTTTGTAAATGAACAAGCGAAAATGGTCCACGAATTAATGTAACAAATTTAGATTGTCCTTTTAGTTCGGAAATTTCTGAATCTGCTTGATAAAAAAGTTGTATTCTATTTTTATTATCGGCTGTAATTTCGAAATCATCACACAAACATAATATGTGTACATTTTTGTATGCATCCGCTAAAAATTTTGTTTTTGTGTATTTCAAACCGGAACCTTCTGTCGGAAGATAAAATGGATTTGGTTGTTCATATTGCAAAATTTCTGTTTCAGTAGCAAATGGATCAAGAGATTCGATCACGTTTTGAATTTGTTTGCTATATTCCATTATTTCGTATACTGATATATAAAACTATGTAAAAGAATATTTTTAATGCCAAAATAAAATCAATTTTTTTAATAAAAATTAATTTTATTTTTATACTATCAAATAACTCCACTTATCTTTTGGTGTTAGCATTTTTATGGACAGTCCATGCATCTGATGCTAATTTCATATAAGCAGAATTTGATAAACCGGGACTCTCTTTGCGTAAATTTTTTATTGTATCAGAAATAAATTGTAGTAATGGAGTTCTCTTAGCGGATTTTTTTGCTGGGTAGCCTTTTTTTGCGCTTTCATCGTTATCATCATCGTCGTCACTATTACATTCTGTTTCTGTATCACTTTCACTTTCACTTTCACTATCACTTTCACAATCGCTCTCACTATCACTTGCACACTCGCTATCACTTTCACTATCACAATCACTTTCCTCTTTCTTAAAACTTTTTTTTACCTCGCTATCACTATCACTTTCACAATCACTTTCCTCTTTCTTAAAACTTTTTTTAACTCCTTTGAATCCTGCTTTGACCGGTGCTTTTTTAGCTGCTACTTTTTTAACGGCTGTTTTGGTAGGAAGTAATTTTGCCACTTGTGCTTTGTAAATGGACCATTCTTGTGCAGCTATTTTCATATACTCAACGTTTTTGAGACCTGGTTTTTTATTTTTAGCATCTTTAAGTGCTTTTGAAATAAATTTTTGATAGCTCATATTTGGATCTAAAGTTGGTGCGTCTTTGGAACTTTTTTTGGATTTTTTATCAATATTATCTTCTGTTACCTGTTCTTCAACCTCGAAAACTTCAATAAATTTTCGTCGAATATCAATTTTAGTATCACCCGTATAATTTTGCGTATTAATAACATAAATAGAATTATCTGTTTGATCGGTTGTTAAACAAGAAATTAGGTCTGCTTCAATTAAACTTTCGAAAATTTTATGCGCTAATTCTGGATTGATAAATGTATCATTGGCAAATTTTGCCACGGTAGGTTTTTTGTTATTGTTAAAATATGTTAGTGCAATAGCCTGAACAATATTACAAGTTATCTCTACATGTTTTTGACCTAATTGTGCTTCAAATTGGGCAGATCCCATTGTTGGTTGCCAGTTAATAACATAATCATTTTTATAAATACTACAATATGCTTTTGTAATGATATCAAAATAACATTTTAATTCTAATGGGTATAATGGTTCCATATCTGATGTATTGTATATTTTCCATACACTTTTGGTTAATACAATCGGTGTTAATATCTTTGTGGAAATATTTATTAAATTTTTATATTCATCTGATGTTATTTTTATGTCTGCTACATGAATAACCTGGTTAGCATTTTTGGTATTAATAATATCTGCAATCGCATTAATTAATTTTTGTGATTCATCTTTGCCCAAAACTCCGGAAATTCTACGAATGATTTCAATTTCTAATTCCAGATTGTCATATTTTGGATCAATAATTCTACTTTGCATAAATTTACTGTAACAAATAAGTAATTTATGTTTTTCGGCATATGTGGATAAAATAGTTGCCATTTTATATATTTTGCGAATAGTTTTCTTTTCTGCATCATTCGCTACTACTGTTTCATATTCCGACTCATCAACAACATTTTGCTTTTTGGTTAAACTTTTTAATAAATTATTCATATGTGCACACATAATATTAACAATTGATGCTTGGTTCATAATTGTTTTAATTATTCCTGATAATTTTTCTTTGTCTATTTTGGTGAAATCTTTCATAACCATAAACGCTCGAATCGAATCTATATAATCGATAAGTTGTTCGATGTTACGGTGATCAATTTCTGTTAGGTCAGTCGAAATCATAGACAATATATTATTTTTGGTTTCACCTACAATACTATCATAAAACATACATATTTGAATAATTGATAGGATGTCATGAGATATTTTTCCAGTTTTAATATTTCGGTCAACCAAAAATTGTTGATAATTTTTTACCAGCTTGTACATTTTCTGGGAAAAATCTTTGTAGTTCTTCCAAATTTGAATATATATTCCTAAATCAATACCACCTGAATTCCCATCACGGGACGCATCATTGTCATCGAAAATAGTATCGCGTATGGTAGCAATTTTTTTTTCAATTGTATCAACAACTAAATTGATAATAACTGATTGATCAACAATTTGTGCATGCGTAAATAAATTATGTAATTGATAGTAACTACTATCCATTTTTTCATTTGTAATAATTTGTTGGAAAATTTCACCGAGTCTAGCAACGGGATCATCTTCTATTGAAACAATAACTCCAAGACGGTCATTATTTGTACTCAAATCAAAGAATGATCTTGACGATAATTGTTGTTTAATGGCGGGATTGTTTAATAGTTCCATGTTAATTATATTAATGATATCAGTAAAGAATAATTGTATAAAATAATAATATTTTTTTCAATTTTTTGAGAAAAATATTGTTTTATCCATTATACTACTATATTACGATTTTTACGATTTTTTACCCATTGAACTTGTAACAAATTTGACAATTACATATGCAATAGCTAATATTAAACCACGTACCGCATATCCTTTCATGCTATCCATTTTAGGTAAATATTTTTCTAAAATTTTGGAAGTTTTCGGGTGTACTAAAATGACAAAAATAACAACCAATAATAATGGAATAATAATATAACTTACCATATTATTTTCTGATTTGTAAACCGGAACATATTTAATCTGTGGTGGTGGTAATTGTTTTCGCATTTGTTGTGGCATTTTTGAAGGATCGCGTTTAGACATTGATGGATGGGATTGTTCTACATTTTTTGGATTATTTTGTATTAATTGTTGAATCTGTTTATTTATTTGCTGATCTTCTGTTGGTGCAATTATTTCCGAATTTTGTTTGGGTTTCGGTTCCGGTTGCTCTGATAATTCTATTTCATCATTATCATTTTTTTGACCAATGTTTTGTTGTTGTTGATATATATTGTTAGGATACATCATTGGATTCGGATTATTTATTTGTTGTTGTTGCTGATATAATCCATTTTGTTGTGCTTGTTGGGCTAATTGTTGAGCATAGGCTATTTGTTGTTGTGTTAATTGTGGATTCATTTGTTGACTTAGTTGCGGATTCATTGGTGGATTAAGTTGATTCATTTGTGGATTCATTGGTGTATTCATTGGTGGATTCATTAATGGATTTTTATTTATTGGTGTTCCTTGAAAATTTTGCATTTGTTGTTGTTGTTGCTGTTGTAACAAATGGTTATTAGCCGCAATTTCATTCAACATATTTGGTTTATCCATTTGTGTATGATAATTATTGTTCATCACTATATTATAACAATCCCGAATATATTATATGTTGTTCAAAAAACGAATCCAAAATTAATTATCAGAACCAATAATTAATTAATTATTCCATTTTTTGAATTTAATTCCAGAGGCTCTCTTAGATATCTAAAACAGGTTTATTTTGTTGTTCTGCTTTATCTACAAAACTTTTTTCGAGTTCCAAAATTTTTTCACCATCTGGATGGAATTTCAAACTGGTTTCCATTATTTTTAATTTTTGTTTCAATTTATTATTTTTCGCCACTAAATTCCAAGTGGATAATATATTAATGATTTCAATACCTAAATTTTTTTGTACAGCTAATGATAATGGACTTTCATTTCTGATGTTTTTGGAATAGGAGTTCGCGCCTTTTTCCATAAATAATTTAATTATTTCGACATCGCATTTGCGCAAGTTTTCCCTAATATAATATGCCAATGCATTATCACCATTAAATATTTTCAAATTTGGATTAGCATTATATTCCAAAAGTAATTTAATGGTTTTAATATCTGCTTCCCCACGAGAAAACGATTTTTTACATGCTTGGATAAGAGCGGTCGAACCTTTCGAAGAACTGGAATTTACGTCAGCTCCATTTTCGAGTAATAATTGGATCATTTCAAAATTTGTATTAGTTAAACATTCGCGTGGTACCAACACTAATGCGCTTTGACCTAAATTATTTTTGAAATTAATATCAGCATTATTTTTTAATAGTAATTTAATTGTTTGAATACTGTAATTTTTTTTTTGACAGACAAACATCAAAGCAGTCCAACCTTTTTTATCATACATATTTATTTTGGCTTTTCTCTCCAATAATAATTTTATAATTTCAATATTGGAATCGCGTATACTATTTAAACATGCATACATTAAAGCTGTTTTACCAAAATTATTTTTAATATCAGAATTTGCATTGTAATCCAATAATAATCGTACGGATTCAATATTTGATTTATTATTATTTGACTCATCATTTATATTTTTGCATATGGCTACCAAAGCGGTCCTGCCATTATTATCCCGAAGATCAATCTTTGCTCCTTTTTTTAATAAAATTTCAATCGTTTTTATATTGGACGTAGTATTACTATGTAAACATGCTTTGATTAAAGCAGTTTGTCCCTTATTATTTTTGAGATTAATATCCGCTCCATTTTTTAATAATAATTTGATAGTATCAATATTGGAACCGCTATTACTATAATTACATGCTTTGATAAGCGGAGTATCCCCTTTGTTATTTGGAAGATTAATATCGGCTCCATATTTTAATAATAGTTTAATAAATCTATTATTGGAAACGGTATTGCTGTTTCTACAAGCAATTAATAAAGCTGACCATTTTTTTTTATTAGTTTTGTTTATTTCTTTTGGGTTTTTTATTATGTATTCTTTTAACTCAGCAACAGAAATTGAACTGGTTACTAATTTCATTAAAAGGGTAAATCCTTTACTTTTTGTTTTAATAGAACAATAATATTCTGTTCTTGTGCCTTTGTACAATTTGGAATATTTTTTATGATAATTCATAGTAATTATTCTAATTTATTTATTTGAATGTTTCCTAATAAATAAAATTTCAAATTTTTGTGTTTTAATTATCGTATTTTTTATAAATACGATAATTAAAAACATATTGGATTCTAATTATTTTTCTGCACATGTTTATAAAATAATATTATTTTGTTCTATTTTTTCGGAAAAACTTTGTTGGAGGTTTATTATATTTTCCCCATCAGGATGCAATTCCAAACTGGTTTTTAGAATTTCCAATTCTCGTTTTTGTTTTCGATTTTCTATTTTTAAATGGTAATTAGATAATATTTTTATTATTTTTATTGGAACATCGTATTCAAAAGCTACTTTGAGTGCTGATACTCCTTTTGTATTTTGTAAATTTGGATTACTTCCATATTTTAATAATAATTTTATGGTACCGACATCGAGACATAAATTGTTTTTTATAATATAATACATTATAGCAGTATCGCCTTTTATATTTTTAAAATTTGGGTTGGCCCCATGTTTTAATAATAATTTGAGAAATTTTTTATTAAAATTATCCGGTTCATTTTCACAAATAATAATTAATGCCGTACTACCATCAGCTTTTTGATAGTTTACTGCTGCGCCATTTTTTATCAAAAAATTTACTACTTCAAAACTAGCATTTTGATTAGTTAGGCAACATGCAGCCATTAATGGAGTCCATCCATTATTGTCCTGAATATTAATATAGGCTCCATTTTTTAGCAACAAATCTAAAGTTTCAATATTGGATTCAGAATTACTATTATAACAAGCCATCATAAATGCGGTATCACCAATATTATTTTGTGTGTTAATTTCGGCTCCATTTTTGATTAATAATTCAATAGTTTTAATAGTGGAAGTACTATTACTATGACTACATGCTGCCATTAGCGCAGTAATTCCATCATTGTCTTTGGAATTAATATTTGCTCCCGCATCTAAAAGAAGTTCTACTGCTACTATTTTTCTAATCAAATCTAATATTTTATCAATGAGTTCAATTTTTGTTTATTATAAACTTTTAGGATTAATACATTCGTCTGCGTGGTAAAAAATAAATTCTTTTTGACATTTTTCTGAACAATATTTGGCGCGATAACATTTGTCACAAACAATAGGAATTTTTATTTCTTCTGCGCAATTAATACATTTGTTTTTATTTTTATTCCAAATATTCATGCGATGATTTATTACAATATATCTACTCCATAATGGGGTTATTTTTTTCTCAGTTTCTTTTCCATTTTCATCAACTTCCACAGTATTGATAGTGTGTAATTCCTCATCTTTTAATTGCCTATCGTATAAGCGTCCATATGACAATACATTTAGACGTTTGGCTTCATGTATACTAATATTTGCATAAATATTATCTTCCATTTCATGAAGCATAATAACATCGCCATGTAAACGATACATGCCATTTATCCGAGTAGCTATTTTATTAACATTTTTAGATTTATCGTGCTGGAAATAGAAAACGAGATTATATTTGAGATGACTCAATGCTAATTTTTCAATATTATCTTTATCAGTGAGTCCAAAAACTTTTGTAACTAGGTAGCTCGGATTTTGGTAATAATATTTTACCATCGTATCATTTTTGATAACAATTGCAGAAAAGAAAAATCGCCTTCTTACAATTCTAATAATATCTTCTTTTGTGATCACGTCAATGGCCGTAAAATGGGGCAATGATAAATCGTATTTATTAGCAAAAACAACACAATTATTTTCAACTACATTGTGTTTAAGACTAAATAAACATACTAAATTATTCATATTTTCTATTTCGGCATCCTGATAATCTTTCCAACTTGGTTGACAATATATAAATTCAATATATTTTTTCGGAAAGGAATATGAACCTTCTGTATGATAAAAAAATTCGTCAGGTTTCCTTCCTGGAAAGCAATTGGTGGCATTTTGACAAACAACAGACAAAAAATCATCATTTTCATCAATATCAACAAATTTAACATATGGTTCAATAACAGACCAAATATAATCATTCAACGCTTTTTTTAATCTGGATTTTTCATCAACAGTATGTTCAGTGTAGAGTAATGGTACAACAAATTCTTCCATACGATCAAAACTACATTTATTTTTTTCAATGACAGCGATTGTTTTCATTATGTTATTCTGGAATTAAATAATTTTTTATTATAGTTGTTATGAACTAATAACAACTATAATAAAAAATTATAGTTGTTATGAACTAATAAAAAATTGATTTATTTAATATTAGAGTTGTCCAAATAATTTTTATTTGCTATTAATTCCTGAAAAATTATCATAATGGAAGACGTACCAATATTTGTACCAGAATATGGACCAGAACCTTGTCCTGCTCCACTGAGTCCGGCTCAAATAAAATATAATGAATATCGCAAATATACTTATTCGAAGTTGGTTGACAAATTCGTTGCTGCATTAGAAACTCCGGACAAATATTGTTATATTAAACTTTCTACTGCTGATACCGTATGGATGAAAATACCAAAATGCACATTAAGCGATGGCGAATTAAAAGGAATGAATGATTTTAGGAAAGAACTAGAAGATAAACAATACCCTAATAAACTTGTTACATGGAGACGTAATTATGTTAGAGATTCCAATAATAATTTCGTTTATGATAATACCACGTATTACTCATGGGATCATGATCATAAAGCCGAACGTAGATCCGATCCTTATACCACATATTATTATGGTATTGCGGTCCAGCTTAAATAGTTTAAATAGTTTAAATAGTTTAATATTCTACCAGGAAGAATTGATTTGATAAATTAATAAAAAAATTGATTTATTTAATTCTAAGACGTCCCAATTAATTTTTGTCCAGTATTAATTTTTTTGGAAAAACTATTGTGATGCAAAATATACCCGAATTTGTACCGGAATCTGTTGATACCACAGTTGTTCAGACTAAAAAATATTTACGAGAATATATTACCACTCCAGTGGATAATAATAATAAAATTAAACATAAAGATGCGCGCATTCAATATGAATCCGAACGTAATAATTTTTACTTGCTATTGATTGATAAATTTACTGCCGCATTAAAAACCCCGAATAATTTTTATCGTATCGAATTAGGTAGCACTATACATGATAGAATGTATGCATACTGTTGCATTAATAGTGCCCAGCATGAAGCAGTATATAATTTTATGAATGAACTAACAAAGAAAAAATATACCAATAATCATGTTACATGGTCCAAGACGTATGGTACAGTTACATATAATCATACTAGACACTATTATGGTATTGAAATTCAACTAAAATAGTTTTAATCAATAAAATATAAAATTTTTATATTTTATTTATTAGCACTTAGCATTAATGATTCTTCATTGAGTGGATAAAGTTCTTGTGTGGCTATCAATTTACCATCCAACATATGGAATTGTTTTGGATCCATTTCATATAAATAAATAGGTGAAGGTTTTTTAATTTTATGTTTAATATTTTCAATTGCTTCATCTTTTGTTAAAAATCCTTCAATTTGTGTTTTGCCATTGACTGGCATTATATCACCTGATTTAAATAGGGTGGCTACATAAATTAGCTTATTTGATATTCTGTCCATATTGACTAATTGGTTATTTAATTGTGAAATTGTTTGGGTCATATTATTTTGATCCACTAATGTGTATCCTTGTTTATAATAAAAATTAGTAAATTTATCATATTTCGCGGCTAAATATTCCAAATTTAATAAATTTAATGGAAAAATGCCCCGAATAATTCTATCTGGATACATTTTTAAATAATATTTAATTTGGTTAGCGGCATATATATTCGGTTTGGTATCGTATATAATTTTATTGAAATATCGTGATTTTTCTGTTTTGATAGCTAACACTGGTATTGGTAAAGCGATTTTAATACGATAATCCTTTGGAAAGATATTGAAACCAATGAATATAATATGACAATCATTATTTTCTGAAATTTTTTTGTTGATATTATCATCCATTTTATCACGCCATATTGAATGAATATTTTGTTTGGTTTGATTTCTTTTTGCCATTAAATTTTTAATATCCGAATCAATATTAGATGTGGGACCATTGTTGTTAGTCATAATTTTTTTTTGTTTTTTTTTGATTATAATTTGATTACTCAAATCGGCCCAAATTTTTTTTTGTTTAGCAATGTCATTATGATTATAAACCAATTGCTGTATTGTATCCAGATCAATAATTTTAATGCTATTTGGTAATTGTTTTATTAATTTTTTTTTATGGATTTCATCTAATCCAACAATGTGTGCTATTGTATTATTCATTATTAATTATTTACAATAATATTATTTTTGTTTACTAAATTTCAATAACATCACAATATTTTTGTACTATACCATTAAAATTTTCTTTTGATCCATCAGGCATTATTAAACAACTTGGACTATTATATGGACCTGTGTAAATATATTTAATATTAACAATTGGTTCTCCATCATTTATTTTTGCAGCAGTTGATTGTATGGAAGTTTTTGGTGGTAATGCAGTGATTTTTTTCTTTTTTGGAGTAAATTTTCTAACATTAAATGTAAGAGTTTTTGTTTGATTCGATTGCATATCATGAAGAAAAAAATAATCGACTAGCGTAATTGGATTAACGGCTTTGATCTTTTTTGATCTTTGAGTATAATATTTTTTACATACTGATCGATAAATAGAATGGTTAATTAAATTTGTATTCATGTGTCCCCATCTAGAATTACGGATCTCAAAATGCAAATAATATTTAAATAATTTGATACGAACATATGGTAGTAATAATTTGGTATTTCCAGCGAATATATATTTAAATGTGGAATGTGATTCCATAAATGAAATTAATGCAAATTGTTCATTGTCACTTGGCTTGGTTTGCTTATGATAAATATATATACTGTTAATATTGTTTGGAACAGCAGTTGGTACAAATTCATCCGATATATATATTAATCTTGGGTTACTCGTCAAAACTTTTTGATATAATGGTAGTATTTTGTCATCAGTTGATATGTAAATATGATAATTAGCCTGGTGATCTAATAAATATTTTTCCACTAATCCTTTTAAAAATAAAAGATACAATGGCTTTGTAATTGCTCCAAAACAATATGTTGACTGATATATTGTATTATAAACTTCTTGTGAGTGATCCATTATATTAATATAATATATTTAAAGTACTATACACTTATATTATATTGGTTAGTTATCATATATTTTTTAAGATTCAATTATTTTTAATAATTGAACCAATATATCATCACGCATAAATTTGTGTTTCAAAAATATTCAATTGTTTGAGTATAAATCAAACAACAATAAATATTTTTTATTTTCCCCATAGTATAATATAAACAAATGACCTTTAATAATTCCGCTATTATAATTATTATAGTTGTTGCTTTTGCGTTTTATTTAATATATAGCCAAAATAATCAACAAAAATATGTCACAGTACCCCAACAATTTAAACAACCATATACACAACAGGCAACACAACCAGCACAACCGACATCATCTTGTTCCAAATGTGAGCATTACAAAAACCAATTATCCCAACAACAACTAGCAACGCCATCATCATCAGTAACAAATGTAACCATTGATCATGATACTGATCCGTATTCCGATCCTATCAAAAAACAGGATTTATACAGCATACTTGACCCGTTGACCTATCCACAACTTCGATTACCAAGAGAAGTACTTGACAAATATAATGAATATCACGATAAAAATGGATCGTATCCACCATTTGGCCAAGCAACACAGCCGTTATTTGATAATCCTATTTTAAATGGTGTTTTAATTAAACAGGTAGATGAAAATGAGCCTTTTTCCGACAATGTACCCAGTGCCGTACCATTGTTCCGAGTTAAATCTTCTAAAAATACCAATCGATTTTTCTATTATATTGTTGATCAACGCTACTTAAGTAAATTGGAACTGAAAATCCCGCTAGATCATATTAAAATTAATGCGGTTAGGTACAATAATGCCGATTTTTATGGATTACCAGAACTTTATGATGGTGATATCATCGAAAATATACCAATCTATCCAACAACTAGATTCAAAATCCAATTGTACAAACAGTATCACTTCCCGTAATTATAATATTAAACTTTTTATTTACTATTATAATTTTATTCTGTAACAATATCCGTATTGTTTTTTTCAAGTTTTTGATTGAGTTTTTGTCCAAGTTTATCCAGATCATCACGATTCAATAAAATTAAATAGTACACCAGATTATAATTATCAATTGAATAAACATAAGGATAAATATAAGGTTGTTTAATGATACTTGATCCGATAGCTAAATTAATATCAATTTGTGTAATATCTTTAATGACACCTCTAGATGTTGTCAGAATGGATTTAATATAGGCTAATTCTGACCCAAGTTTAAGTGCGTATAATAAAATTTCCTTTGCTAAATAGTTTTCCGCATTAGTTAATCCTGTTTGTGACCATGACCAACTCCAAACTTTCAGCTTGTCATAGTATACTGCTAATATTTCTACCTCGGTATCTATAATTGCTTCGTTTGTTTCTTTATTAATAAATTTGAATTTACTTCTTTGATAATCATTATTAGTCTTGAAACCTTCATAATATGTATTGTTTAATAAATAATTAATAACTGGTTTAGCTGTATCATATTCTATCAATGCTTTACTAATAATATCTGGAACATTCATTATAACATATTGTAATTTTAGATTTATTTTTTTGGTGCAATGACTAATGTTTGCGCCGGGATTTGGATAGTTTATGCGGAATTTTTTTATAAATAATATCATTATATTCGTGCGGTTTTCTATCAAACATTCCTCCAATAATAAAATCCGTACCATCTTCCTCTTCACTACCGAATGCTACAAACAAATTTTCCTTTTTTTTTGAATCCATGATATTACTAATACTGACAATATTGGTAGTAGCAAAACCACGAGATTCTAATGTTTTTTCGCCTATTTTTGTTTCAGTATCACTAACAATTGGTGGAAATCCTCCGATTGGATCTTGCATTGTCTATACCAAATAATCAGATAATAATTATTTGCTTATTTGCTTTAATATTTTTAATCAAAATTAATTATTAGTTTATCGGGATCATCTGGACCAATTATTGTTATTTCTTTGATTTCTTTTTTAGCTTCGCGATGTTTCTGTTCTTTTTTGGTAACAGTATTATTTTTGGAATATTTATATTTTTCATAATGGTTAATATTACAACAAATTCCTTTATTATCACAATTAAATTTTAAATATTCGCTTGAATCTAATGGCGCCACAAAATTACTATATAATAATCGATGTAATGCTACTTTTTTATTTCTGAAATAAAAATTTACATATGTTCCTTTGTTTGAATTGTTCATATTTGTAATATATCCATTCCAGATACAACAATTATTTTTGTCAAATATACTGGTGTCGATATATTTACAAATTCTTTTCATATCATTAATATTTAATTTCCATTGTGAAGGAACATCAGTTAATTGGCGTTTGATTAATTCTTTAAATATTTCATTACTGTTTTTAATGGATTTTTTTGCTGTATCTGGAATTTTTTTATTATTATTTTGTTTAATGGAACTATTGGTATTTGATTTAGTAGTATTTGTTTCATCTGTACCAGAATCCGAAGAAATATCTGTTTCTTCAGAAGATTCCGATTCCGAATCAGATTCAATTATTTTTTTTAATATTTGTTTCTTTTTTTGAACACTTTTAGCCGCAAATGCATTATATTCCATGTCATCAAATGTATCATTGTCGGATTCCGATGATTCTTTTTTAACATTTCTCTTGGTATTGGATAGTTTTTTATTTTTACTACCAGACATTTTAGTTATAATAAGTTGATATTATTTTCGAAAAATAGTACAATTACTTTTTGATTATATTTTTTTGCGCGCAATTAAAAACAAAAAAATGGCTTTTTATACTGATTTTTATTTTAGTCTAAAAATAATACTATACTTTTAATGGGTGGAATTGTCACGCACTGGAATATTTACATTTTTTGGAATATTTACATTTTTTGGAATATTTACATTTTTCGTAATGGTTAATGTTACAACAGATTCCTTTGTTATCACACTTAAATTTTATATACTCGTTAGACTTTAATGGTGCCACAAAATTACTATATAATAATCGATGTAATGCTACTTTTTTATCCCCAAAATAAAAATTAACATACACTCCTTTATTTGTATTATCCATATTTGTAATATATCCATTCCAGATACAACAATCATTTTCATCAAAAATACTAGTATCGATATATTTACGAATTCTTTTCATATCATTAATATTTAGTTTCCATTGTGTGGGAATATTAATTAATTGGTGTTTGATTAATTCATTAAATATTTTATCATTGTTTTTGTCGTTAGTCATAATTATAATAATTGATGTTATTATTTTTTATTATATTAT